CGAATAGTATTATCCTTTTTAATAAATTCCACAGTAAAAAACCGCCCATTCAAACGGTTTATGAATTCTAAAATTTCGTTTCTTTTGTTCATTGTATTATAGTTTTAATTAATAGTAATTTTAAAGCCCCCACGAACCAGTAGAAAAGCCCTGCAGTATTACACCATTATAAAAGATTATGGCTAATAAAGCTCCAATGACAACGGCAATTCCTATTTTAGTGGTAATTTCAAAAAATGCAATTGGGTTAATTGTCTTAATTCTGTTCGATAATTGTTTTTTAATTGTTCTCATTTGTTTAATGTTTAGTTAGTATTTGTCTTAGTGGATTTTCCACGTGACAAATATAAGGCAATTTGATAAGGGTAAAAATATTTTTGTGGATAATTTGTTAATTTATATTAATTCTAAATAGTACCTACAAATGTTGTACCTACAAATGTGAAGCAAAAAAAAGGGAGTCAACCTGACCCCCCTATTGAATTTATACCTATTGAATTCACAACTCTATTGAATTCACAGGGGTATTGAATTCATATTTGATGAACCAATCGTGAACATAGTCTTGAGCATCTTCAACGTTGTCAAAATTTTTTGAGCCAATTAAATCTGCATCTAATAAATCTACAATATCTATTAGATTGCCATTCTCAAAATACATCATAGAAATATCTTCTAAGTCATCATTGAGTACTGTATATATCTCGTCATCTAAGTAGAAGAGATATAGTCTATCAGTCTCTAGCTCTTGTGCCCTCCTATCTGATAGGTGGCTAATATATAATTCAAGCTTCGCCATATTCCTTAATCTTTTCCAATATCTTAGTTACTCTCTCGGCTTCTTGCCAGTTACACATTCTCATCTGTTCCAATCTGTAGTTGAACAATAGATTGTCGATTAAATTTAGTTCTTCAGTTGTTATTTTCATCATTATAATGTTTTAGGAATGATTGTGTAAAATTCTTAAAACAGAACGAAGGATAGTCAAATGCTTCACATCCCTCTTCTGCAACATAATTGTCATAATCTGCCACCAACTGCTCTCTAAATGTATTATAAAAGCAATGGAAATGATACCCTAACTTGTGTAGAGCGTCTTCTGCGATTTGTACTTTTGGTAATTCTTCTACTTGTTCCATATTACTTCTTTTTTGTCATCTCAATAGCGTTAACTACCATTCTTAATCCATCTTCGTCATTATCAAGCTGACTAGCCAACATAGTCGTATATGTTTCTTCTAATCCTACCTTAAAATGCCAACATAAATTTTTTTCAGCGTCATAGGTTCTTACCTCTATAACGTCTCCATTTTCTTTACATTCTTCAGAAATCTCTTCGTGGTTCTGAATCAGTACATCTTGAAAGTGTTTTAAGTACCCCATAATTATCTTGTTTTTAAATTATGGCTGCAATATATAAATTATTTTCCAACTGACAAAATAATAAACGAAAAAAGGCAACTTTTTATAGCTGCCCTTTAACGATAAAGGAAAATATTTATGAAAATCAATTCTAGACAAATATAGTAATATTTTTATATATACAAAAAAAAGTGGAGGAATTATTCCCCCACTCTAAAACAAATATAATATAAACAAAATGAAAAACATTTACACTTATCAAATATACAAATATATTTTGAATCTACAAATATTATCTAACAATATACATTCCCTTTGGAACACTTCTAGTTAAAAGGTATTGAATTCCATAACGTGCTGCATCTATTGCGTGGTTATACCTATCAATAGGTTTAACGCCATTTACAGCCCACACATAGTTATTGAATTCCTTAATGAGGTTTTCACCCTCCACGTTGATATTATAGTCTTGCATAAGCGATATACCAGTTACAATAGAGCCTTTAGCTTTTATTGTTGGAGCTATATTTAATGGTGGGTCTTTTCTCTTCATTTCAGCCAATAGTCTCGGTTCACTATTATCACTCACTATTAAATTCCTGCCTGCCATCCTAATACAGTAATCGTATATTTGGCTAGTAATTAAACCTTTCTTGTACAAATGTTCTTTGAGCCAAATAATCTTCCGCTCCTTGTCAATAGCAATTTCAACCAAAGCTGTCTCGTCATTTGAGAATCCAAAGTCTAATCCAAATATTGAATCTATTTCATCATTGAATTTACCAATCTGCCAATCATAAAATACAACACCCTCTGCTTTTTGTAGCCAACCTCCAAGTATTTGGTGGCGATATTTCTCTGGTCTTCTCTCCCTCATTCTCTCTATCTGGTCAACAAAAGATTTACTAAGGTGGTCTATATTATCAAGGTAGGTAGTATGGATATAAGTAACCCCTTCTTTTGTACCATTCCAACCATCTGGAATACTTCTATTCTGAAAGAATCTTTGGTATATCCAATGCTCTTTTGTGGTGGGGTTTAGAATCAATATACATCTATTCTTATTAGTCTTACTACGAATCGAGTAATCTATCTTGTCAAAAGAAGTCTCATCAATAAGCTCTTCAGCCTCATCCAATACAAAAGTATTTACCCCTTGAATTGACTTCAGCTTTGCAGTCTGGTCTCCACTAGCAGTTTTAATACCGCTAAAGTATATTGAACTGCCATTGAGTTTATTTTTGATTTCAGTCTTAGTTATTTCAAATTGGTCTTCAATCCCCATCAATTCTAACTTCTCTTTGAATTCAGGTATAATACTCATAGAGGCTGAACTCATAGTATATCGAGTAAACAAAGTCTTTGTATTCTCTTCATAAGTGAGCAACACTAGGAATGTATTTACCGCAAATGATTTACCAGAACCACGCCCACCAGTAATAACAAAGTATCTGCTATCACTATTAAACATTGTTTGGTATTTTGGATGGAGACTAATTTGATTCATAACTTGTCATTAAACTTTCTCTTCTTTAGAATATAATGTAAAGTGCCTGAAGAAGATATACCAAAATGTTCCATAGTCTTTTTTCTTGACCTACCACAATCTTCATAGTATTTAATTACTTCGTCTCTGTTGTACTTAATAGTCTGTCTGGCTGCTTTAGATGCCCTAGATTTTCTTAATTCACTTGGAACATCCATCATATTATCTCTAGCAGTTCCTAATGTAATATTATCTATTGAATTATTCGTTTTGTTGCCATCTAAATGACGAACCATAATTCCTTCTTTGTAAAGCTCCATACCATACTTTTGGTAGGCTTGTAGTCTATGAGCAAATAATAATTTGTTTTTGCCATTTACTTTTATCGTAGTTCTTTTGTACCCTTTGTTACAAACATATTTAATTTCATTTCCTCTGTTGCTATAGAATGTGCCATCATCAGACATTCTATATCCTTTTTGGTGAGCTATAATTTCTAATCCACTAAATATTTGTTTATTACTTGATATCATTATTTTATAGGTTTTCGAATTGGAGTAATATGATAACCAACTATTGGATTAACTAAATAGTTCCAGAAATCATCTGGCATCTCTTTACCCTGTGTAATTGTTTTTTCTCTAATTTCTTTACTTGTCATCTTTTATTTCTTTATGTTCAACATCAACTGTTTTTGGTTTACTAAAATCTACTACTGGAATATTCACATTCGTATTCACGTTTAAGTTCTGTTGCTCCTTTGGTTTGCCATAACGATATTCCCACAACATCTTAACGTAATTGAAGTTGCCTTCAGAGGCTTTCTCAGCTACAAATACCCAAGCCTTCTCTTCACTACCAAAAGCCTTCTTTAAAGCTCTTAGAGTAAGCTCATTAGTTTCTTTTTCTTTTACCTTTGGTGGTCTCCCTTGACCCCTAGATATTCCCTTGACAGCACCATTATTACGTCTGCCATCTACTTTCTTTGCTTTCTTTTCTTCCATACTATTTTATTATAAATCCGTTTCTTCTGTAATAATTTTCTCTCTCTCTATGTCTATCGAACAAACTTTTATAGTTGCTATTCAAAACGCTATTCATTTCTATAGACTTTCGATGGTCTTCTTTTAGTTTATTATAACGTCTCTTTAACTGGTAAAAGTCTTGAAGGAGTCTCAAGTATTGAGCCGATTCTTCTTGTACTTCCCCATCATATTTGTTTAGTAATTGAGAGTCAACGCTATCTAAAAATATACTTTGTAATTCAGCAAAGTCGGCTCTAAGTACAAGTTCCGTTTCCATATAGCCATCGAGTTGCTTAATGGAGTGCATTGCAGTAGCGTGGTCTTTGTTAAATGAGTCAGCTATTTCCTGAAAACTCATTTTAGTATTTTCTCTTAACAGTTTGTAATACATTGATCTTGCCAATACATATTCTCTTTTTCTTGTTCTTTTAGCTATATCAATCCCATAGTACTTACATACTGTATCTTTGGCTAATAGCTTAATCTTGTTCTGTGTTTCTACTTCTATCAAATTCATAATCTTTATCTCTATAATCTTTAAATGCTTTTGCTATCCCACTACAACATTCGTAGTGTTCTATATCCTTGTAATAATTTAACAAATGACGAACCTCATCTTCACCCAATAAACCTAAGCATAAGCTCAGATAAGTATCTTTATAACATTCGTCTTTACTAAAGTACATCGTATAAATAAAATTCAGTTACATCTTTCTTTTTGTCTATAAAATAATCTCTATATATCTGGACAGACTGCTCTAGTTTAAACTTACCAGATAAATAAAAATCTTTACTACATTCAAATATACCAAGTCCTTTACTTGTCTTGTCTATAACAGCAAAAGTAAAGCAATCATAAGGTATATCGAATAAAGTACAATAAATGTACATCTGCATATCATAATTCCACTTGTCGGCAGAATACTTAAAATCTTTCAATGAGCTACCCTGTCTAATGGTTGTGGTCTTTAAATCCACAATATACCCATCCCCTAGAATATCAGCCTTAGCTCTAAATGGCATACCCATTATCTCACCAATAGCAGGAACTTCTGAACGAGTATGCTTAACCATATCAAGACATCTTGAATTGCTAAGAAAGACTTCAGCTAAATCTTCTGCATTCCATTTCTCTGAATTGGTGTAAACCATTTCGTGAGACTTTAGTGCTTCCTTATAAGCCTTACTAGCCTTAGTGCCTTCTACAAAAGTAATATCATTCCATTTATGTGGCTCTAGTATCTTACAATGGAATAGCCAACCATCTCTCAGAGCTTGACTCTCCCCTTCACGTTTAAGTAAACTATCTCGATATTTCTTTGGCGAATCTAATAATTTACTACAAGCTGAACTAGATAATGCGTTCTCACCAAGATATCCATAATAGAATTCATCATCGTGCATCTTGTCTAATAAGTCTTGAGTATTCCAAAACCTACCATCCAAAGTAGTTACTGTAGAACTCATACCAATATAGCTTTTAGGATTATGCGTTTCATTTCAGGTGAAACTTCTTCGCTAATCAAATCTTCTTTACATTGCCTTAGCAATTCTAGTCTAGCGTAGAATTCACTTGCTGACTGTTCGTGGTTCATTTCCATCCACATTTCTTTTGTTTTTCCCATTTCTTAATGAATTAAATTTAACAATCGTTTTATAAGTCGTTCCAGACCCTCCATTGAAAGAACGAATGGAGTAACAATAAGGTTAAGTATCGCATCAAGGATAAACAATACACCTATAGCAATAAATACAATAAGGTATTGGGGGTTAAAGAAAAGTAATTTTAGTGTTTTCATTGTCTATCTTTTCAACAAAGATATAACAATTTATGAATAACTAAAGAAAAAAGTTATTTTTTCGGATTGAACTGGTCTTTCCAGATTGTTTGACATACAGCATAACGCTGCTCTCTATCAGTATATTCTTGACCCATCTTGCCATTAAACATACATCTTTTTATAAAGTCTTTATTCGTCTCGTACTTCTTTGGTTTTAAAAGTGGCATCCTCTAAACGTTTAATTTTTTCAAGGGCAACGACCAATGCTTGTTGTGTTAGCTTGAGGTCTCGCTTCATTTTAAGTAACTCAGATTCTTTCATTTGTTTATTTTCTTTAACTTCTCTATGTAGAGGGTGGCATCCATCAATTCTTCTTGTAGATGATTCAAGAAAGCATAAAACCCATCAGGGTTATCTTGAAGAGTAGTATTGTACTTTTCGATTCCTCTTCTACTCCTAGCATCATATTTCTTTTTTACCGACTCCACAATGGGGTCTGTATCTTTTTTGGCTGTTGAATCTGACTTCCAGTAAAGGTCATCATCCCAATCGTTATAAAACTTCATTCTCTATTTATTGTATCGTAATATAATTTAACTAATAATTTTTCTACTATCCTAGCTACAATATAAAATAAAATATACTTCATAATATTTCAGCGTCTTTTATATCCAACATAGCTACTTCTTTAGGTATCTTATTGGTGTTACTAAAATGTGTAGTTTTATTGTGGTATTGAATTTCCCATTTAGGCTCTACAGAATACAAATTGAATCTATAGATTCCTTCTGGAGTAGAATTTATATACATAGGGATATCATCGTTATCACTACATTTTAAATGGAGGGCATCATATTTCTTTTTCTCTATTAATAGAGTATCATAATGCTTACCTCTACACTTGAGTTCTATTCGGTGTTTGGTGGTAGGACTGTAACAATCCCATCTGCTCATTTGCTTATTAGATTTAACAAGGTCTAAATATATTAAATTGTCAATAAGGTAACCGAAAAGTTCCTCTTCCTTCATACCTTGTATTCTTTATAAACTCTTTCTAGCTTTTTCAGTACGTTATTCAAGAAACAACTAGAACAAGAAGTCATTTGTACTTTGTCCTTGAAAACACGATTATACACATCCAATAAAGCTTGTTGCTCATTTGGCTTTACTCTACTATGGTTTTTGCTAAAGAAAGCAGTAAGAAAATTATACTCTTTCTCATTTAAACACTCTGGTTTTTTATAAGGAAATACCTTATTCAAGACCTCACGCCTATCACTACAGCGACAGTCTTCACCTAAGATAAACTTAGCTGCCGCAGCCACTCCTGTAGCCTTAAAAACCTTCTCTACAGTATCTCCTAGACCTGTAGATTTAACCTTTTGATTTGAGGTACTTTCTGTACTCTTCGATTGCACCTTTGCGGATTTTCTCTTTGCCATTACTTAATGTATTGAATATTGAACTTAAACTTATTTTAGTCTCTCTCGAAATCTTCCTCATACTCATTTCATCATAAAAATGAATATTAAATATTCTCTTATCGTACCAATACCAATCTTTGGTAATATTGTCTATCTTGTCAAAAATCTCATCAAACTTCTCCTTCTGCTCCTTGATATTTTCCACAGGAGTAATCTGGTCTATATCTTCTTGCTCTTCTAAATACACCTCCTTTGGATTGTTTTTGTGATGGTGGCGTAAATAAAGATTTCTTAGCGTTACATAAACATAGTAGGTATTGACCTCAGTTTCGTTGTAAAGTATTTTCTCCACATCGCTAACATAATCAGTAATTCTAATATACATTTGCTGAACAAGCTCATTGGCATCATCATCAGAAACGCCAAAAGACTTAGCCATATTAAGCCAGTCTTCGTGTTTATCAGCAAGTATATCAATTACTCTCATATACCACAGTAACCAGAATCACATTCATTAAAATCATCATCAAACAATTCTATTTGTTGTTTCCATTTTTTAACATCGCTGTAAGATAAATTCTTATCCTTGTACCAAACATCTTTTTCGTGTCTTATCTTTTCCTTTGACGCAAACCAATCTAATTTAGTTGGATGCTTATCCCACATCTTTCTAATCAATAATGAGTTTTTATGAAAACACCCTACACAATTATTCATCCAAGCGAACCTAACTGGTTTATTTTTCCAGTATTCTTCTATATTATCCTTGTAAATATTATCTTCTATGAGGGGGTAGCTTGGTTTTTGCCATTCAACCATAGCCCACTTGTTTCTTGTTTTTCTCTTACCAACAACAGCCCTCATCTCTAAAAAACCATTATCATTCACCTTTTGGTTTGTCCTAGCAGCCCTTTTAGTTTCATTTGCCCTAAAGCCTAATCTAAATTCACAAGGAATATTAACCTCTTGCCTCCACCATTCAAACATCGGAATCATTTTCATTTCCGTAGTACAGTACCTTCTTAATGGGTCAGGTAGAGTTCCTGCCTTATTTAATACAGAATCAAACGATTCCCCTGTAACCCAAGTAATTTTCCTGCCTATGTATTGTTCAAGGTCTAACATAGTATAGATAATCATATCATCTTCTGCTGTGGCAATGAAAGGAGCTTGTATTCTATCCTCCACCTCTTGTCTTATTTTTTTGTCAGGAAACTTAGATGCTTCGTGTTCAATCCTAACCAAAGCGAACACATCATAGTCAGCAGGATAGTTAGCTGCTATATAACTTGATGTTTTGCCACCGCTAAGACTATTAACTGTTTTCATTTCCAGTAGTGGAATGATATTCCTATTATACCAATCATTATTTGGAACAAATGTTCTGTTTCGTCTTGAGGTATTTCATCCATATCGGAATTCCAATAATTGATACCTACCATAAAACCATAAATGGGGAAAAGTTGTAAATACATATTATAATTCAGTTATTAATACATCTAATCTTGGCTCTAGCCTATCAATCCCCATATAACAAGAATTGACCTCGACTACAGTTGATAAATCATCGCTATTTATACAGCCACGCTCAACCATAGCATCTTGAAAGAATTTGTCCACAACACTAATTACATTCATTAAATCTCTAGTTCTTTTGTCTGGTGCAAAATAAAAATACTCAATCTTAATTTTCCCATCAAATCTAAAATCCAACTTGTCATAAATGTCGCTTTTAAATCTACGTTTAATATCATTACTAACTTGATAATGCCAGTTCCGATAATTATTCATCGTTAGCCACTTTCTTCTTTTCTGACGATTCAGTATGTAGAGCGGTAACGTTAACCCTATTTTTTTCTCTTTCCTCATCTATTTCTGTAAATGGTGTTCTACCATTAAAGTAATATCTTTGGTCTTTTCTGTTGAATTCTATAGAACCAACATCTTGAGGATGTCCAACTAATTTCTGTTTCTTAATCTTCTGTGAACCAAATATAACACTTTTACTTGAATGGTCAATGGCTCTTTCTGGTCTCCAAACAAACATCAAGTTATCACACTTGTTTGCAAATTCGCTGCCACCCTTTACATAATTCACGTCTGGCTTGGGATAACGCCCTGAATCATCTTTTCTTGGCGTTGTTTGATGAGCCACTAAATGTACTGAAATGTTATTATCTAGTGCAAATCTTTTTAGCTGACTCATAAATCTACTGATATATAAATCTTCACGCTCACCAGATAACATTTTGTGATGGACAGTATTGTAAGGGTCAATGATAAGACTATTAATACCCCTTGACCTTACTAAATACTTGGCTCTGTCAAAGATAGTGTCTAACAAGAAATGCTTACTTGGATATATCAAGAAGAAATGTTTCTTGGCAAAAGCCATACCTTCCCATAATTCTGCCTCAGTCATTTGATGGGAGAATCTTGGGTTTACTGATTTGCCAATATACATCTCAATGATATCATTGTAGAAGTCAGTCATTGGCATATTCTCAGGAGAAAATATTGCAAACTTGTAATTTTCTTTGGCTGCTTTAACAACGGCTAATTGATTCAAGAATAAACTCTTTCCCTCGTTTTGATACCCAGTCCAAACATTAAGCTCGCCATTACGCCAAGTCCACGCTGCATCAACTTGTGGAATGTAAGTGGTAGTACCCATATCTTGACCATTACGAAATCCATCTAAAATATCAGCTTCTACCTCATCCATCGTAAAGATACCCTCCACTTTAGGCGTATCAGCCATTTTAAGGCGATGTAAGAGACTTTCTACACCTTCGTGGACTAATACCTCATTGGCATCTTTATAAGGGCTAAAATCGACTAATTTGCATTTCTCGACTCCAATACGTCTCAATAGCTCCTTCTGAAGGTATCTGCCATTATCGTCATTATCGGTGGCAATGTAAACAAGTTTAGCATCTTGAAATACCTCATAGCAGTTATCAATACACTCTAGCTTTTTATTGATATTCTTATCCCCTACATTTGGCGCACCCATATTAACTGAAGTGTGGGTTGTTATTCCTGCTACTTCCCAAGACAATGAATCTAATTCACCTTCACACACCACAATAGGAGTTTTGTTGGCAACACCATCATAATTGTAAATGATAGGTTCTGCATCTTTGGCTTGTAGAAAGAACTTTCCATCAACGCCTCTTGTTTTGTAGTTTACTAATTTGCCATCCCTCTTATATGGGAAAATTATCATCTTGCCATCTACAGAACTCTTTAGCCCATTATTTGCGATAACTTCGTCTGTTATACATCGTGAATGTAAAAAAGCTCTTGCATTGTCTGTGATTGCTATATGGTTATCTTCTTGGGGTAAACTATATTTCTTGTTAATTTCACTCATAAATGTTGTTTCTTTTACTTTGCCACTCCAACCACATTTGTGGCAATTATACAAGCCAAGCTCTGTGTTAACAGAAAGACATCTTGCATTGTGGTGGGTTTTACCTAACTTCAAGCAGTTTGGACACTTAGTGGTTAACTGACCAGAACGATTGGTTGGCAATGTGATTCCTAATTCTCTAAATTTATCTTCTATATACATAGTGTTATAATTTATTTTATTATTATATATCACTAAGTACTACAATGTAACACTAAGTGTTATATATAATAATATACTATATATCTGCCAATTTGGCACTTGGAGAAACGACTTTAATACGTCTCTCTTTACCATAATTGCCTATAGATTTTGTTTCTCGTTTTATCAAATTCTTTCTCTCTAGATCGTTTAAAATACGATACAGAGTTCTTTGGCTCATTCCAAAGGTCTTAGCCAAACTTTCATTACTAGCAAAGCAATAAGGTCTAATCCCTTCACAAAGTGATTTTATGTGGGAATAAACTATTTTCTCATTAGTGGTTAAACCATCCATATTCAAATCTATTTTTATGTACTTTACCTTGTTCTTCTTGTGTCTCATAATAAAAAATAGGGAGAGCCAAAAGACCCTCCCTGATTTAGTTACTAAAATGGTAAATCTACTTCCTCAACATTGGAACTAGCTTTGGCTTTAGTGGCATCTGGCTTGTAATCATCAATCCAAACACTATGGGTTTTTCCATATTGGTCAATCTCCCTTAAAGCACCTACACTTAGCTTAATATAATGCTCTCCATTATACTCATACCAGTTGCCCTCTAACTTACTTTTGGCTAGAGAAATGTTGATTAAATCGTAGTCTCCTACTTTTTTACCCTTTCCTACAAATTTTCTTTCTTTACTCATAATTAAGATGTTAATAAATTAGCTACTTCTTTACTTACTTTATACTTCTTTCTGATATCAGTCAAGGAGAAGCCCTCTTGTATTGCCTTCTTGGCATTATTAAACTGAACAGAATCTTTTTGTAACCACGCCTTTCCATTATCTTCTTGAGCCTTAGCTATAGGAGTTGTGTTGTCGTGGGTATTAGTCGCATCAGCATCTTTAGTATCGTCAATCAAGAACAACCCATTTAAAGCATACTTTCTAGCATAGCTGCTTGATGCTCCAAAGGATTGTGCAATATCCATCCCTTTCTTATTAGGATTGATACCTGCCTGTGCTTTTACAGCAATAGATTTTTCACCATCACTAATTACAGCAGTAGCTTGAATAAAATACAAATCGCCTAATTGAATAGTTTCATCAGTTAAGTTAACTGTCAAGTTAAACTCATTTAGAAGTGGTTTTACAGCCTCTAAGATGTCCTCACAGCTACGATAATTGTAATTACCGAAACTGTTTCGTTGGTTCTTCGGTGCTTTCAGTCTCCCCTGAATAGCGACCAGTTTATCGTTTATAGTTTTCATATTGGCAAATGTAATAAATTATTTCCAAGTGCCAAAAGAAAAAGGGGAATCTTTTACAATCCCCCCATCCCTTAACAAGAAACAAGATAAACAAAGAATATAGGACATCCAATGGTCTATTGAATTCACATTCCTTAGTGCAAATATACACCTATTGAATTTATAACGCAAATTTATTTGCCTTGACCTCTATATTTTTTTCTATAGTTCTTAGAGGTCTTTAATCTTGATGTTTTTGATTTAGCGTGGGTATTAGGTCTTTTAGACTTGTCTTTTTTAGTATAAGACGATACTTGTAGTTTTGCCATTTAACGATGATGTTTATTACCAATTATTTTCTCAGCACCCCTACTACCGAAATAGCCAATAAATACTATTGTAAGAAGCTCCTTGACTACATCTAATTCTTCTAGCTGTAATCCCCATCCTGCTACGAATGCAACAGTAAGAAATATTAATGTAAGCGGTCTAACGTTTTGTGCTAACCAAGACTGACTTCTAGAATCAGCTACCCATCTTCTGGTAATCCCATCGAATTCGTGGATTTCCTTCTCAAGTTTCTTGAGAGCAAGGTCTTTATCTCCATCAGACATTTCTGACCCACCAATAATGGCACGAACAACATTCCCAATGGGAGTATCATCAGCAATAGCACCAACAACATTTGGTATCTTTTGAAGCAAGAATTTACCGACATCGGTATCTTTAAACTTTTTTTTTACTCCAGACATATTGTATTACCTACAGTATTAGTTATATGTCCAGATAACTTGCTCTGGCTTTGAAGGGTCATCGTCAACGTGGATGAAGGAATTGCTAATGCCGATACGATTGAATCCAGCTTGTTGTAAAGCGTTAATGATAACGTATCTTTCTCTACCTCCTGTTGCTGCAATATCAACTGCTCTACCCTTTGTGTGGGCAGAATCTGGAACTCCTCCAACTTGTTTGTTATGTGATGCTGTGCGATACCCACTTGTAATCCTAAAGGGAATGTTGGCAATATCACGAGCATTGTCCAATTTTGATAAGAAAACATAGTCCATCTCTTGCCCAGATGTTGGCAAATCTGGCGAATCAAATTCATCTAACGTAAAGTTTTTTAGATTAACGCTGCCCATATCTCACCAATAATAACTAATGCAATAAAACAATGTACTGCAATCATTTGTTTGCGGTAATCTGCCCACATTTGTAAATACCACGATTTGGCTTTGTTTAAGTAGTCTTTCATTTTCTTCTAAAATTACGTTCTATTTCTTTTATATCATCCATATTCTCTTTGGCTTGTACCGCAACTTTTTCTATTTTTAAATCATATTCTCTCTTCATAGCATCAATATCTTTTGCAGATACTTCTTGTTTTGGCATTGCCATTGCCTTTTCTATCTTACCATTTAACGTATAGTAAGAACCAATAATAGATGCAAACAGTACAAATATACTAATGATATTAGGTATGCTTAAACTTACATCTGCCTTTTTATCTCCGTCAATATCTATATTCATTTTAACTTATCTTTTATTTGTATTACTGTCCACACTAATGTTGCTATCAATACAACAGTACTAAGAACCATATTTATATTTGCTAAAGAAAATCCTACTGCTGCTGAATTAATAAACCAAAGTCTTATATTTTCCATTATGCTATTGCTAAATAGATGTAGTTATCTGTACCTGAAGCGTTTACATCTCCTGATGTGCCATCTAATGTAAAACCATCATCATTAAAATCCATATCTAAAGTAGTAACTGTATTTTCAGCATTATTTAAGTTAGGATATAGGTTTGCAGAATTAGGATTAGTGCTATCTCTTTGTGAATCTTTTATAACCCAATTACCTGTTGAATC